TCTCCGAAATGGCATTACGTCTAGCGGCTTCCTTCGACGAAACCGGACACACCTCGACAGCAGCGGAGCTACGCAAAACAATCTTGGAACTGCAATCACAGATCAACGCCAACAGGCACGAATTAGATCCACTAGAGAAGCTGCTAACTAGGTAATGCTTCAGCTTCCAGCTAGCTACACTAAGCCGCTATCTGAGGACTTTATAACAGACGGTGACTTGCTTATCGAGTTAGCAACGATAGCTTGGAAAGCTCCCGAAAGTCCAGACGGGCTAGAGCTAGACGAATGGCAGAAGTGGCTTCTCCGACATCTTTTAGAAAGATACCCAGACACACACCCAGATCCCGATCTTGCAGGCAGACTTAGATACAGGCAAGCGGTAGTTAGTCTAGGCAGGCAAAACGGCAAGAGTTTACTCGCGGCTATCTTGGGGCTTTACGGGTTACTCGTGCATCAGCCTTCCGGCGCTCAAGTGCTATCGCTTGCCAGTTCCTCAGATCAGGCGCGCATTATTTATTCTCGGGTTCTGTTTGTAATCCAGAACAATAAGTTTCTGTCTAAGCGGTTTAAGAAAGCTACTGAGATGCGTGGCATAGTAACAGCAGACGGCAGCGGTAGGTATGACGTAAAAGCCGCTAAAGAATCAGCCCTTCAGGGTATCCCAATATCGCTTTGTCTATTCGACGAACTACACCTGGCTAAAGTCGGAATGTGGAGCGCGGCAGTGTTCGGCACGTCTCAGCGCAGAGATGGTTTAGTGCTAGGCATAACTACGGCAGGCGATCAGAACTCAGAAACCCTAATCGACTTATACAAGTCCGGCAGGAAAGCGGCTTCAGGTGACCCCGAGCTAGAGCGTTTTGGATTCTTTCTTTGGGAAGCTAAAGAGAATGCTCCGGTGACAGATCCAGAGGCAATCTTCGCGGCTAACCCTTCAGTAGCAGCTGGGCGGATTCCACTAGCCCAGGTCATAAGCGACTTGCAGACTTTGCCAGAACATGAAGCTAGGCGCTACAGGCTAAACCAATTCATTAGCGGTTCTGCTGCTAGTTGGTTGCCTAGTGCAGTGTTTAGAAAAGCAGGCGGTCAAGGTGTCGAGGAAATGAAGGGTGCAGTTTTTGCAGTAGACGTTAGTCGCAACTGGGAACACGCTACTATCGCAGTTGCAAACTCTAAAGACGGCAAGCAGCAGACGGAGCTAGTTCAGACTTTTGTCAACCCAACTGAAGACCAAATCTTTACGCGCCTTACGGAGCTATTCGCAGAACACGCGCCTAGGGCAATTGCGCTAGACGATAGACAGCTAACTAACATAGGCAAGCGGCTAAAGTCCGTAGGCATTCCAACTTGGCAACTTTGGACCAAGGAAGTTACGGCAGCTTGCTCAGCAGTGTACGCCCTATTTTCAACCGAGATGGTCACACACAACAACGATCCGTTGCTAATTATGCAATCGCCTAACGGGGTTACTAAGTACACTGGAGAGAATTGGCTAATCTCTAGGAAAGAATCACTCGGAGAGATAGATGCTTTGCTCGCGACAATCTTTGCGCTTTATGTAAGTTCGCGCGCCCAACACGCCCAAATCGGTGTATTCTAAATTACACTAATGTAATTAGGATAGGTGCATGGCAACACTATGGCAAAGAATCACAAACGCGCCTATGCAGAAGCGCGCTAAACAGCCGACTATCCCAACGCGCTCAGATGCAACGGTTACAGCAGATACAGCCCTGAGCTTGACGGCAGTTTATCGCTCGGTGCAGATCATAGCTACGCCAATCTCTAAAATGCCTATCGAAACTTATCGCTATGCAACTGGAATGGACTTCAGAATTGAAAGCCCGGTTCTAGTCAATAAGCCAGACATAAATAGCAACAGGCGCGACTTTCTATTTCAGACAGTTACAAGTCTCGCGCTAGAGGGTAACGCCTTCTGGCACAAAAGCTTTTCGAGTAACGGTCAAGTAAACAGCCTTACGCTTCTCCCGGCTTCTGCGGTATCTGTCGCTTATGTAAACGATCAGGATTTAGCCCAGGGCGTTTACTACAGCTACGAAGGAGTTAGCTATAGCGCAAACGAAATGGAGCAGCTAAAGCTTTTTAGCAAGTCCGGCGATCTCCGAGGCGTTAGCCCAATCTACTCATGTCGCAAAGACATCTCGGCGGCGCTAGATCTTCGCGACTATGCAAAGAACTGGTTCAACCAAGCAGGAGTGCCAACTGGTATTCTCAAGACCGGGCAGCAGGTAAACAAAGATCAGGCAGACACGATTACCGACAATTGGCACAACAAGCAGCAGAACAGACAAATTGCAGTTCTTGGCAACGGGTTCGATTATCAGGCAATCTCCTTATCTCCGCGTGAGGCGCTATTTACTGACACAGTGGAGCAATCGACAGTAAACATAGCTCGACTATTCGGTATTCCTTCCAGGCTGCTTTTGTCTACAGTGCCGGGCGGCTCGGACACTTATACAAACTTGCAAGACGAAAACGCTATCTTTTTCCGTCATACGCTAATGGGCTACACCGACGCAATAACAGACGCGCTAAGTAACTGCTTGCCTCGCGGCACTAGGGTCGAGTTCGACTATCAACACCTATTCCGCGCCGACGTTGCCACACGCTACAACTATTATTCAACCGCTATCGCTGCTGGGATTCTTACAGCAGAAGAAGTCAGAGAAAGAGAAGGACTAAATGCCTGAAATTGAAATTAGAGAAGCAGACCTAAATCTAGACGAGGCTCAGGAAAGAACTATCACTGGGCTAGCTGTTCCTTACAATCAGGAAGCAGACATCGGCGGCGGCATAACTGAAAGGTTCGCTCCCGGCGCAATCGACTCGGTGGAAGACGTCAAACTATTTTACGGACACGATGAGCCTATTGGAAAAGTTATCTCAGGCAGAGAAACAGAAGCAGGCTATGAGATCACTGCAAGAGTAAGTTCAACCTTACGAGGCGAAGAAATACTAACTCTAATGCGTGATGGCGTACTAAATAAATTCTCAGTGGGCTTCATGCCTATCGAACAAGATAGAGATGGCTCACTGATTACTCGGACATTGGTAGACCTTAAAGAAGTCTCCGTAGTTCCGTTTCCGGCTTTCGCTGGTGCAAACATAACCGAGGTTAGAGAAGATCAGAAAGATTCTGAGGCTATCGAAACCCAAACAGAAGAAAGAAAATCTATGTCAGAAAACATTGAACTAGACGTTCGTTCTGTGCAAGACGAAATGGCTGAGTTGCGCCGGGTAGTCGAAGCAGGACTTACAGCATCAACCCCTAAGGTTGCAGGCTCAGAAATCCGCTCACAAGGAGAGTTCGCTAAGAAACTCCTAATCGGTGACGCCGGAGCTATCGAGCTTGCTCGCGCAGCTTCCACTAGCGCCAACACCGTAACGACCGCCGCTTTTGTTGGTCAGATCAACAACCTAATCGACAATAACCGCCCGGCGCTATCTGCGTTCTCTAGAGCAGCACTTCCGGGAACTGGACTTGCGGTTGAGTACGCTTCAGTAACTGCTAACACTTTGGTAGTCGGAGAGCAAGATCCAGAGAATGAGGCACTTTCTTTTGGTAACTTGACAATCGACAACACTTCTGCGCCAGTGAAGACTTACGGCGGCTACACCAGCTTTTCTAAGCAGACAATAGAGCGATCAACTGTTGATTACCTAAACACGGTATTCCAGGCGCTTACCATTGCTTATGCAAACGCTTCTAACGCCGCGTTTGTCGCACACGTTGAAGCCCTAGTTATGACCGGGAAAATCTTCGACATCTCGGCAGGAACTCTAGCGGCACTAATCGGTGGTATCACTGATGGCGCTTCTAAGATCTTCGAGGGAACAGGGCTTCGACCTGAAGCTATTGTTACTTCAACTGAGGGCTATAAGTTCCTAATGACCATCGTAGGCTCAGACGGCAGACCAGTAGTTCTGCAAGACGGTCAAGGCATCAACAACGTTGGAACTGCTAACCTTCCTGGGCTATCGGGCAACCTTCTAGGAATGCCAGTAATCGTAGATCCAGCTATGACCGCTAACAAGGTCTACATGGCTAACAGCCGCGCTATTCAGTCCTTCGAGTCTGCTGGCGCTCCTGTACGTCTAACCGATGGTGACATCACAACCCTTACCGATTCGGTCAGCGTTTACGGCTACATGGCGATTACTACACCGTTCGCCGGGGCAATTGTAGAACTAGACATCGTAGCCTAAGGAAATCTGAATGACAACAGTAGTAACGCTGGCAGAACTGCAAGCCTATGTAGGTACAGACGAAACAGGTAGTTTTATACAATCCTGCCTAGATTCTGGCACTGCTCAGGTTGGCAACTATGTCGGCGTTATTACTGCTGTCCCAGATCAGATACACAGACAGGCAACGCTTATCTGTTCCTCAGAGCTATTTCACAGGCGTTCAGCGCCTAATGGAGTGGCGCAATTCGCTAGCTTAGATGGAACACCCGTAAGAGTCGCTAAAGACCCTATGGGGGCTGTCTATCCGCTGCTATTGCCTTATGTTGGTTTCGCAGTATGACTAACGAAATTACTATTTCCAAGGCAGAGCTAAAGCTTGACCTAGAGGAAGCCGGGATTAGAGTTCTTGATTATGTACCGGAGCGTATAACGCCGCCAATAGTGATTATGAGTTCTGCTAGCCCTTACCTCACACCTAGCACTTTAGGCACGCAGTACAACCTAAATCTAGAGCTAGTGGTCATAGCTACAACCGCCACTAATAAAAAGGCAACTGAAAATCTAGATCAGGCAATACATAACGTGCTTAGTGCTATGCCTAGATACGCTCGAGTGATTCGAGTAAACGAGCCTTACAATCTACAAACTAACAACGCCGAGTATCTATCGGCAAACATCTCACTCGAGCTAGAAATTACTATTTAGAAAGGTCATGAAATGACTAACACCAGAATTATCGCAGAGAACATTAAGTTTCTAATTGCAGATGTTGAATACGCTTGCGCTGCCACTATGGTAGAGCTAACCCTGGGAGATGCTCCCGGAGATGTCCAGACCTTCTGCGAACAGCGTGTAGGCGGAGAGTGGGCATTAGCCCTTGAAGGTATTACCTCAGGTGATGCTACTTCTCTCTATCGGGTTCTTTGGGCTAACTTTGGAACAACCGCTACTTTTACAATCGCTCCTAACGGAAACGCCGCGCCTTCAACCGAACAGCCTCACTATTCAGGCGTGGTCAAGTTCAACGAAATTCCTCCGCTAAGCCTGAACTCTAACGAGACTTCAACCTTCTCAGTGACCCTTAGGGTTGTTACTACCCCTAACGATGCAGATGCAGATCAGTACTTTGGGGTATCGGTAGTAACCGCTTAATAATGGCTGTTCAACCGGGCGTAAAAGTCAAAAATCTAAGGGAGATTAACAAAGCCTTAGATGCTATTGGAGTGCCTAAAGACGCTATAAAAGACGCTGGAAAAGAGTCCGGTGAACTTGTAGCTAATGAGGCGCGCGGACTAGTCCCGGTTAGAACAGGCGCTTTGCGTAACAGCATTAGAGTTGGAGCTACAGCTCGGGGCAAGATTACAGTCAAGGCAGGTAACAATAGAAGTTCTAGTTCTGGCGTTCCCTACGCTAATCCAATTCACTGGGGTTGGTTCAAAAGACACATAAGGCCGCAGCCATTCTTTGTTAGGGCGCTCGGCTACACTAGAACAGAAATCTATGAAAACTACTTCGGTCAAATGGAGAAGCTAATCAAAACAGAAACCGCTAAAACAAAACTCTAAGGAAGCACAGATGATGAATTTCGACGAAATGACACTAGGGCAAGTTGAAGAAATAGAGCTGCTAGTAGGTCGCAGCATAGACGAAATCTTTGCAGACGGGCAACCTAAAGGCAGGGCGCTCAGAGTTCTTTACTATGTAGCGATGAAGCAAGATAACCCTAATTACAAATTCGAGGATACTGAGGCAGTTACTCAAAAGGAAGCCTTAGGAATGCTCGGAGCGACAGACCCAAAAGGAAAAAAGTAGCTGAAGATCATGCTAAGAAAATGGCAGAGTTCGTCATAGCTACAGGTGTTAGCCCTAGTGAGTATAGAAAGCTTACAGGGACAGAATACTCAGCCTTTGCAACTGAGGTACATAGGAGAAGAAGCAAATGAGCTTAGTGCTAAATGTAGAGATACTGGGAGAGTATAAAAATCTTGCCAAAGCTACTCAAGGCGCGAGTAATAGCTTTAGCGATCTAGGCAAAAAGTTCGGCAAAATAGGCGCAAACATAGGTAAAACAACAGCCGCTATTGGCATAGCACTAGGTGTAATTGCAGTAACACAAATCAAGAAAGCTATAGACGCAGCTAGCGACCTTTCAGAAGCGACTAACGCGGTAGATGTATCTTTCGGAGATGCAGCAGCAGGCATTCTAGAGCTAGGTGAGAATGCAGCTCGAGGGCTAGGACTTTCTAAAACAGAGTTGTTTGGGATTGCCACACAGTTTTCTAGTTTCGCCGAGACTATCGCCGGAGAAGGCGGAAACATTGTTGAGGTTGTTGATGAGATCTCACAGCGCGGAGCGGATTTCGCCTCAGTATTTAATCTAGATGTAGGTGATGCACTAGCTAAATTCCAATCTGGACTAGCAGGTCAATCCGAGCCGCTAAGAATGTACGGCATAGACCTAAGCGCGGCAGCGGTAGAAGCTCACGCCTTAGAAAAGGGAATCACAGACGGCACAACTGAAATGACCGAGGCAGAGAAGGTCACAGCGCGTTATAGCTTGCTAATGCAAGAAACCTCAGGCGTGACCGGAGACTTTGCAAACACCTCAGACGGGCTAGCTAATCAGCAGCGAATACTAAAAGCAGAGATAGAAAACACTCGCGCAGAAATCGGCGAAAAGTTCATGCCTATAATGCAGGACTTCCAAGGGTTTATTCTAGAGACAGTTATCCCGGCAGTGCAAGACTTTTGGGCAGCAATCATAGACCCGGCAGGCGAAGCACAACTACAAATGAGGTACATCGGCGATGCAATAGATGTATTCGCTCAGACTTTCGGCATAGCTTCCGGCAAAGTAACTTCAGATCAGATCTTCAACTGGCTAGGTGATGGAGTAGTCCAGGCAATCAAGGCGCTAACTTTCTTAAGCGTGTTTGCTCAAGAAACCTTCGAGGGACTAGACCTACTACTCGGTGGGCCAGACTCTCGATATAACAGCAACTCCGGGCAGAAGCTTGCAGGCATTCAGCAGCTCCTAGGCGCTCGCAATAAGGCAACTCAAGCAGCAGATCAAATCAAGTTCGCCCCAGATATGCAAGCAGGCGGCGGAGAGTCCGCTAGGCAGGGAAGCATCTCACAGGGCGGCAGGGGTCGTTTTGATCAGTTTGGCAACGCAATCAGCATTCAGATAAACACAGCGGCTACAGATGGCAAGCAACTTCTTCACGAAATGAACAGGGCGCTAAGGGATCAGGGCAGCGACGTAATTATACGATGACACTACTAGCCGATTTTGACATAGCAGAAGACCTGAAGGTAGAGTTTTACATACCCGATAACGCTGCAAACCTATTTATCATAGGAGTTTCTGACTTAGGCGGCACTAACGTCTTAGCCGGAGCAGGGTGGTTTATTATCGGCGTTTCTGAAATAGGCGGCGCAGATGTACTAGCAGAAGGCGCTTATGCTTTCGACTGGCAGAACTTGAATTGCGATGTTGCAAACGTCAAGACCGAGCTAGGCGGCACAGTAGAAAACATGACCTACTTCCAGGCGCAGCCTTCTACTGCTGCAATCGCCTTACAGAGCTACACCTACGACCCTACAAACAACAGGACTATTAGACCCGGCACTCCGGTCAGGGTAAGACTGAACAGGGCAGAACTAGATGAGGTTATCTTCTCGGGCTTTATCAACACAGTAGATGTTTCTTACACAGTTGACGGGCTAAACCTAATCAGCATCTCAGCATTAGATAGCTTTAATAAGGTAGTCACTACTCGACTAGCTGAATTTGATACCACTACAGACTTTCCAGACGGCTACGCATCTCCTTACGAGGTAATTGAGAAGGTTGCCGAGGGCTTCGGTACTAGCATGTACGCGCTCAGCAGCGAAACAACAGGCAGAATACCTAGCGTTTTATCAACAGATGTAATACCTAACATCTTTTTGGCAGACGCTATACAGGTAGGGCTAGGGTTCTTCTGGATAGACCCTTCTACTCAGGAGTTTGTTTTCATTCCACGCCCGGTCATAGCCGCTATTCCAGATGGCACTTACACTATCGGCAACTCACACGAAGACGATCTTCACCTATGTATGAGCGACCTCATAGTCCAGGGTGAATACGATGATGTTTATAACTCGCTCAGGGTCGCGCTAAAGACAGATGATGCAACCTATGTAATTAGGCAGGATCAGGATTCAATAGACCTAT